CACCAGGAGGATGGAGCGGCCGGTCTCCAGCAGGTTGGACAGCTCGTCCTTGGCCAGTTGGACCAGGCTCAGGCCGTCCCCCGTGGCGTCGTACTCCAGATATTCCAGGGCCGTGGGCAGCTCGTAGCTCGGCTCCTTGCGGAAGGCAGCCCCTACCAGAGCTGACTTCGTGCGCCCCGTGAAGTTGGTGTACAGGGCCCGCTTCAGATACTGCCGATATCGCATCGTCTCCGACCCAATCCGGTCGTCGCTCGACTCGGCATCAGGGACGGGCAGGTATTCGTGGCGTCGCTCCTTGATGGCCACCGATCCGCGAACGGCGTCGCGGGTCTTCTGCCACATGAACTTGAAGCGATCATAATCGGGGTGTTTTGTATCTACCGGCATCGTCGGACCCTCTGTTCGGCCTGGTTAGATCATACCGCAAAACTGAAGGCTACATTAGCCACGGGCTTGACCACTGGGAACTCGTAGGCGATGGGGTAGGTGGTGGCGTCGTTCTGGTGATCCACCCCTGAGGTCTTGTCTGGCTCCCCGTTCTTGAACACCTGCTGCTCCAGGCATTCAGCCGTGTTCTTGCACCGCTGGGCGTTGATCCGGACGTGCCCCTTCTCCAGGGCTGCGTTCATGGCCAGGATCCGGTCCTTCACCGCCGGGTTCCGCTTGTTCACCCGAACGTAGAAGCCAGCCTGCTCCAGTAGCGCGATATCTGAGACGCTGGCGTTCACCGTCTTACGGGCCGATCCACTGGCGTCGGGGTAGATGTAGATCCGGCTCCCTTCATACCTGGACTGGATAATCCGAATCATTTCCGGGGTGTCGTACATTCGGGACAGCTCGTCCACCGCGTGCCAGGTCCTGCCTCCGTCCCTCTGGACAAACACGGTGGCGCATTGCTGCGTCACGTTGAAGTCGCAGCCGATGAACAGCGGCTCTCCTGGCCGGATCTCCTCCTGGCTGTCGTGGGCCTGCCGGTTGTAGGCGCTATAGACGGTCCCAGACGTCAGGTTCACGAAGTTGCCCTGGAGGTAGGCCGCCAGCAGGTGCTCGGGGTAGGCGTCCCTTAGGGACTGGATATAGCCTTCCGGGAGGTGCGGGTTCGACTCCGTGGGCGCCTGGATGATCTCGTAGCCGTCCTTTGGCTCCTTCTTCCACTGTTCGTATACGAACCGGAACCCCTCAGGCGTTGTAGTCACACCGATGGTGTTCTGCCCCACCTTCTTCTGACGATTCCGGGCCATGATCTGGCGCCAGGCATAGGCAGCATCGTCCCGCTTCAGGGTGTCTAGCTCGTCGATATCGGCGTCCGCGTGCTCGTAGCCGACGATCCGGTGGGGGTTGTCCATGGTGCGGAAGAAGATGGACCCGTAGCCTTCGACGCTGATCTGGTTTAGCGGGCTCTTTTGGAGCCTGTAGGGTACCTGGAGCGACTCCAGCATGGCCTCAAACCTGGGCCAGGCGATCATCCGGATGAGGTCGTAGGTGGGCGCATAGAACCCCCTATTCGTCCCCGGGTTGTTTATCAGCCCGAACACCGCACGAAGGATGGCGGCCTCCGTCTTCCCAGCACCGAACCCCGCGATGAACGCCGGGAACCGTGCCTCGGAGGTGATGTACTGCCACTGTGGGAGGGTCGGCTTAACCTGCGGCATCTGGCTGGACGATCTGGATGTTGATCGGCCTAGAGTCCTGGTCCGGGTTGTCTGCCTCTACCCATCCCGCCTGGGTCTTTAGGTAGAAGATCGCCGCCGTGACGTGCCCGTCTATGGCCTTCTGGGAGAGGCTCTGGGCCACGTTCTTGATCTGGATGGCCTTGCCCTTTTTAAGGGCTAAAGAAACCTCCTCCTGACGCTCCTCGCACCGCTGGAGGGTGACATGGCTTATCCCAAGGAAGTCAGCGATCTGTGCCTTGCTCAGGTAGCCAGCGAGGGCCTCAATCTGGATTAGCTCATCCGGGCTAATGACTCTAGGCGGTCGCCCGCCTTTGTTGACTTCTTCCACGATAGGCCCTGCCTATGGCGATCACCCCTCCGGGGCGGAGTCGTCATTGTATCGCAGATCCTCGTCGCTATCACTCCGGAGGGCGTCCTTCGCATTCTCCAGCTCGATGGCCTTCAGCTCGTCCCAATGCCCGTAATACTCGGACGGCATCCGGGCCCGCTTAGGCAGCCCGTCCCTCACGTCTTGCGCAGCCAGCACCTTGTAGAACCACATTAGTGAACCTCCCTAGCCAGGGCGTCCTGCATCCCCTTTTGATACGCGCTCTCCAGGAGCTGGGACACCTGCTCATCGTTCCGCTCGCTGAGCTGGAGAAGGACGTCCGCGAACTCCTCCGCCAGCTCGATCTGCTCCAGGGAGGCGTCAGCGGCCAGCTCGATCTCGTAGGCGTGCTCGTCTGAGTTGTACCCCATCGAATAGATCCACCGCATGGTCGGCCTCCCTGTTGCCAGACCCATCCTAGCGCGTTCCCCGGGTTTACTCATCCCGAATTATGTCGCCCTTAGGTAGACCGTTGGCCTTGAACTTGAAAGGGTTGCTTACAGGTTGCGCTTTTCTGCGCATAGTTTGCGGTGATTGGCGCATTTTTCTGCGCAATCAAAATCCGCCTCCAGACCGCTGGCCAGAGCGCTCGCAGTCCACCTCAAACTCTGCCACCTCCGGGGGCCAGTACCCCTGGCAGATCATGTCCTCGGTGTAGTCCTGCTCGTTCTGCGCCTCCTCGTAGGATTGATCCGTCGCAATGATCGCGCCAAATAGCGCCACCGCCAGGATCCACCAGAGCTTAGAATCCATGATAGGTCTCCAGGTTCACGCTCGCCTCGACGTAGGTCTCCAGATCATCCCGGTAGTCCTCCAGGATCCGACGCCGCACCTCGTCCGTGAACGGCTTACCACTCACCCCTGCCTCCCATAGGACCTTCGTAATGTCCTCCCCTACCGCGCACCATAGCTCGTCCAGGTCCACCAGCTTGATCTTGTCGTCCAGCCATTGCTCGGACACCTCAGCCAGGCGCTCCTTGTGCAGCTCCTCCTCGTAGAGGCTCTTCTCGTGCGCGTAGAGGCGCTGGGATTCGTAACAGCCCATATAGTCCATGACGTCCTCCTGGCGACTTACGCCGCCTCTCGCTTGGCTTTGATTTCCAGCAGCGCAGCCTCGGCCTCTGGCCACCATGTGCACATGATCTCGTCGTCCCAGCGGGTCTCGGGGTAAGGGTTGTAAACGTACACGCGCCAGAAGTTGTCATCGCGGCAGATTTCCAGCTTGACGCCCAGCTCCGTGGCAAGCTTGCGGGCCGCCCGGCGGCTCTTGGCGTTTTCGTTTCGCTCCTCGCGCTTGAGCTCCTCGGCCGCCTTGCGAGCAGCTTCGGCTCGGAGCCCAGTTGGGTCGCGCATCAGATCGTCAAATAATCCCATCGTCTCTCTCCTCGGGCGGCTTACGCCGCCTCCTCGATCTTGAACACGCCGTCCGTAATGTCGCCCAGAAAGGTAGGCGTCCCGTTCAGCGGGGGGAACACGCGCTCCCCTTCTTCGACCTCTACCTCCTCGCCGCCGAACACTGCACGGGTCACGCGAATGTCGTACCGCGTGCAGCCTTCCAGGTCCTTGAAGCCCTCGACCACGCCCTCGATATAGCAGGCCCTATCGCCTTCCAGGTCGCGATTCATGCGGAAGTCAAAGCTGCGAACGGTGTCGTTGATGCGGATCTGATCGGTCATGTTCTGTCTCCTCGTACCGGGACCACCCCGGCCATGTAGAGAGTAGACACTATCCGAACACGTCGTTCAACATTTTTCTAACATTATTTTCACCCCCCTGACTCCACTCCTCCGCCAGCCCCATCCGATGCCTCGCCAGCTTCAGCCGCTTGTAGTCGGAATAGCTCAGGCGCTGACCCTTCTTCTGCATCTGCTCGGCCCCTGCGATGACGTACCGGTCCAGCTCCAGCTCCTCCTTGATCCGCTTGGGCATCTCCCCCGTCCGCTCCAGCGGCTTCTCAAACAGGACCGAAATGGGGAGCCCTAGGGCCTCCACCACTTCCTTCCCGTTAGCGTTACAGGCGAAACAGTGAATCAGGACCCGGCCGTCCTTCTCCGTCAGGCTCATGGATGGATTCTTGTCCCCATGCACCGGGCAGCACGCCGTATATCGGTCCTTACCAGTCCGCCGGACCTTCTCCAGCTTGTCCAAAATCTGTTCTAGCACCACCAGCCTCCCTATCTGCATCTTCCCAGCCTGCGAGCCAGGCCATACGTTTACCGATCTCAGCCATTCCGAAGGGACAGGATTCTCTCCGTTTGTTCATCCCTCTGGCGATACGCCCCATTTTCAATGGCTTTGCGTACTTCTGCACTCCGTAATTCCTCAAGTGATTTCCCCCTCATTGCTGCGTGATTCTGCACCGCGTCTTTCCAGGCCGTCCGGATCTTCCGCGCTGCGCTGTTTATGCTCCTTTGGGTATATAGCGACCCCTTAACCGCCTCTAATGCGTCGATCACGATTGACGCCTCGTTGATGGTGAACCGGAGCGTGCCCCTCTGTGTAACCGGCTTCCGCCTGAAATTCCCTTCCACGTCCGCCAGCCGATCCACAATGAACCGCCGCTGGCTCTCCTCCTTCATGGCCTCCAGCTCCTGCCTCAGAGCCCTATTGTGGGCCTGGAGGGTTTGAACCTTCCTCTCCAGGGTCAGGACCCCGCGCTCCTGCATCGTGCGCTTCATGGCCCTTAGCTGCTGCTGTAGGGCTTGATTTCTCTCCTTGGACCTAGCCAGCTTCTCTTCTAGCCGCCGCCATAGAGGCAGCCGCTTTTTGGCCAGCCCTTGAGCCCGAAAGGCGCTTGCCATTGCGTCGCTCATTTCCCATCCTCCACTTGATCGCCT